TAACTCAGAAATTAAAGTAGAAGTTGAGGACTCATAAAATATCTCTATAGGAGACAAAAAAGGAGCTGTTTCATAAACCGCTAGTCCCATAGGAGGAGGATAAGGAAAATTACCATCTCCTATAGTTGGAATTGTATAAGAGGCCTCTCCTAGACCTACACCTTTTTGAGTCGCTACTTGAGCAACGAATGGTTTATTGTCAAAGTTATAAACAGAATAAATATTAACAAAGCCAGTTGGATTTTGAGTGCCTGGTGAAGGGTTTCCGTTAGTGAGGTTTCTTGTTAAATCAGGAAATAAATCATCTAATCCACCAACAATAACAACATCGTCAGCTGAAGATTCTGGATCAACCTGAGTATTAAATGTTTGATAATCAATTGGTGAAACTGTAGACTGAATTCCGTCTATATTAGTAACTCTAGGCCACATCATCACATCACTCGTGAAAGAGTTTTGAATAGGACCTACGTTTTCTAAATTTCTAGGTATTTTATTTATATTATCTCCGATTAAAGTTACAGTCGCAACTTCATTCTGCTCTTTTACCTCGTCATTTATTGGGTAACCATTTACTATGCCAGGTAAATATACGTTATAATAATCTTGCTGCTGCTGTTTAACTGCTGATTTGTAGGTGTAAAAACCATTTACATTTATATCATAAGTAGCATATGAATTTTTGTCAGACTTAGTTGGCTCTGGAGCACTACCTGGAGTATTATCAAACAAATAATTAGTATTTACTTCTTCTTGCGTAAAAAACTCAACTGCTCTAACACCATTACTATCGCTTATAGGAGTTAATGATTCTATTTCAGTGTAATCTATATAAAGTCCTTTTAATTTTTTACCTACAGCATAGTATTGAGCATATGTTGTTGGCCAGTCAGGAAACAAAGGTCTTAATGTGCTAGACGCGGCTCCTGTCGTGTATTTATAGTAATTATTTGTTGTATATAAAAGCTCCACTTTAACCACACTACCAACCGTTAAACCTGGACTAAAATTAATTTCAGTACCGTCTGGAATACTTCTTGGTGAGCTAATACTTATTTGACCACTAGACGAAGCTTGATTAATATCTACGCTAGTTACAGTAACACTTCCTTGACTAGGTATTGTTACAGTAGAACCTACTTGTATGTTGCCAGAAACTTGGGTAAGAAAAACTGTTTGACTCTGAACAACTCCAGTAGGGTTACCAGTAGTTTGAGCTGTTGTAGTTGGTAGAAAAGTTATAACTGTTGAGGTTCCGGCAGTAATTTGAGTTACTGAATATGTAGAAGGTTCTTGTAAAATCCAACCGTTTCCAGTGTCTATAAGAACATTTAAAGTATTAGCCGCGGCTATTGCGTCAGTATAAAGTATCTGTGTATTAAAAACAGATTGATTAGCTGTTGCTTCTATACAAATTGTTCCTAAGCTATTAAAGTAAGGATATAAAGCGCCTGGCGCTACAGAATCTCCATCTACTTCGTAATAATTTCCAACAGCATAAGCGCCTGGATACCCAGAAATACCAATATCTCCTTCTGGTATTTGCTGTAAATAATACAAAGCTAAAGTATCACCAGTCCATAACGGTAATTCATTCGCAAAGCCAACATTTTTATAGTCTAAATAAAAATTAGAACCTGGTTGAGGATTTCCAAGAGGATCCAATGTTCCGTCTTGATTAGAAAGTACAACATCAGTTTGTCTTCCGTATTTATCAGATAAAATTATACCTACTTGATAATTTCTATTTTGCTTAACAGAGTGTTGTGGATACTCTATAAATTGTTGTAAAGATTTACTGTCAACACCTACATAGTAATCTAGACCAGCTGGAGCACTGTATCCTTCTAAGTAATTGCCATACATAATTCTATTACCTGCGGTTTCTTGTGCTCTAGCTAAAACAGGAACTTTATCAAAAACCCTAGTTGACTGTGTAGAATCAAGAGTTTTTATAGGAATAGTTGATTCGTATGAATATTGAAAAATATTAGTATAATTTAAAGCCGCAATAAAATTAGAGTCAACTCTAACAGTCTCTATAACTTGATAGGCCTGCATGTCTGATTGCTTAAATATTATATCTATAGCTTTTACCTTGTATTTGTTTATTATATCAATACATGGTAGTTCTATATTTAAAACAGCATTGTTTATTGAATTTTGCATAAACTCAACAACAGTAGATGTAAAAGCTTTGTTTTCATCATCATTAACAAACTGACCTTCTTGAAATGGAATAAAAACATCTTGACTAAAAGGAGCTATTATAGAGTACTCATTGTCATCAAATTTAAATCTATAAGAAAATTTAACAAATCTCTCAGATAAATAATCAGGATCACCATTCCAGCCGGTGTAGTTTTGCTCTCTTACTACTCTAACAGAGAAACCATTTGACGGAAACTCTACGCCCTCTAAAATGTTACTAGTATCATTAAATTCAATGTATGAAGCTTTTCCTGCATTAGGATCTCCAGCAGGAAATATAGGATCACTAGTCCAAAACCTTGTCTTAGCTGTTAAATCAATAAAACCAAAAGCATCAGCGCCTCCAGTTGAAACATTTCTTCTTCTACCAGCAGGTAACACATTGGTTCCAAGTATGTCATTTCCTTCGGCTCCAGTTGGTTCCCATAAAAGAGGACTTTTCCATGAATCTGCTAAAGCAGATCCCCCTGCGCTAGTGATAATAGATTGCCACTCAGTTAGAGAAGGTATATAATAGCCCACTGGTGCTAGACCTCTTGGATCTAAAACAGCCCATTTGTTGTATAAAACTCCATATGTTACACCGTTTCCATTATAATTAGAATAATAACACCAAGCACCAGTTTCGTTTTGATTAGCTAAATCCCAGTCAACTAAAGATATAACTTCTGGAATTAAATCTCCATTTCTATATACTTTTACATCTAAATTTTTTTGAGAAAACTTATAAACACCAACCTCAACTATAGGAGGATCTTGAGCGTCAGACATTGTTGAAGGTAGTAGTGACTCTACGTAGTCGTTAGCGGCAACAAGTCTAGCAGCATCTGCCCTTAGATTTAAAAAAGACGGAGGGGAATACGGTGCAAATTTTGCTACAGATATTTGATCTTCATTAAAATAATAACTATTATTTGAAGTTGCTATTGAAACATTTATTTTTCTAGGTTGATTTCTATTGTCTGTGAAGAACAGTTGATTCTCAATAAGACTAATTCCATTCATTAAATCTGATTGAGAAAAATTTAAAAAATAACCATTAACTATTGTTAAATCTGAATTAGTTAAAGTATTTAAAACACCTATAGTACAAATAGCACTTGAGTTAGCTCTAGCAACCTGATTCCAGTTTGTTCTAAAATAATAAATTAAACTATTAGCTTCATCAGCAAAAGTACCTATTATTTTATGACCTTTAATTGGTGTAGTATCAGTTGTTATATTACCTAATATTGCTTCTAAGGCTCCTACATCGCTACTTTCTGATCTAGAAACACTCATGTTTAAGGCGTCTCTATATTCGTTATTTGGAATTAATCTTTCATCTAAGTCCTTATTCATTTTAGACTTAATGAAACTATTTTTAGCTTCTGCCATTTCTTAGTGTTTAATCCATTTAGATTTACCTCTCATGACTTGAGTGATCTCATCTAGTTTTATATTTGATAATCTTATTTTAGCATTTCTTAGTTTAGAACTTTTTTCTTTTCTTAATCTTTGTACTACATACTCTGGTTGATTTATTCTTCCAGATATTAATGAATAAATAATAGAAGCATACATAGCATCTTCAGCTAGCTTAGGTACTCTACTATCTAAATCATAAGCTAAACCATCAGAAACATATTCAAATACTATTAACTTATTTACTAAATTACTTGAAAAAGAAAGTAAATTTTCTCTTTCATTTATGTTAAACCAACCATTACCTTGTGAGGTTTGTGGGTCTATACCATATAATTGCCCATATCCATAACCACCAGTTATACCCCAGCCATATCCATAACCATACCAATCACTTTCAGAAAAATTACTACCTGTTTGAGCAACTCCATCAATAAGATTAGAATCTGCTTTGTGCCATCTTTCCTGAGTTATTGATGTGCCCTCTAGATCATTTCCAAAGTTGTCCTGAGTTGGTATACCTGATGAGTCTTGAATTTGAGTGTAATATGGGCTTATTGTTATATTGTTTGTAGGATATATTATATGTTTAACACCTAATGCGTCTATCCAAGAGCATCTAACGTAGTTTACGTAATCTTGTGGTAAAACAAGAGTTAAACTCTGAGGTATTGTTAATTCTGAAGATTTTATACTTTTAAGAGTATCATAACTAAACTCTTGCATTGCTCTTTTAGCAAAAAATATTATATCACTTCTTTTAGCATTTGGTAATAACTTATCTTGACCAACATAGCCAACTTGAAAATTGTTTATTACGTCATTTAGTTTTATATATTGATAACCTCCATAGTTGTTTTCTGTTGCTTCGCCATAAGCTTTTTCAGCTTCTGTTTGACCATATTTCCCACCGCTCAATATAGTTAATTGAACTACAACGTACGCGTTAGCGCCTGGTTGAGCATCTAAAGTTACAGTTCTATTGTCAGAACCAACTGACATACTTGTTAACCACTCTGAATAAGAACCGGCCATTCCAGTTTGACTAGTATAAACTTTAAAATTATTTAAAGAGTAATTTGCTTGATTTGGGTTCCAATCACCAAGATATAATTCAGTGTTAAATGTAGTTTTAAACTCTTGATTACCGGCATCAACAGCGGCAGCTCTAAAACCTTGAGCACCAGAGTAGTATTGTTGTCCAGTTTCAGTTATAAGTCCATTATTAGGTGGTTGTATTGCCATGTTATATTAGTTTCTTTTATTTTGTTTTTCTTGTTGTACCTCTGCTGTAGCAGCTTGAATTATCAAAGGATCTTTTATTACTATTCCTGTGTATTGTAATATTTGAAGAATAACATTTGTTTGTTCTGTAGGGTCTAGTTCAAAATCAATAGAAGTAGAAGGTGACCAAACAAAACTGCCAGATGAAGAATCAAAGTTCCACATTACATCAGCTGGTTTTCTAATATAAGTAGCTTCAACTCTTGATGTTATAGTTTGTGGATATATAATTATTCTATTAGCAGGTTGTAATCTTTCGCCTTCAAATAAAAATACAGGAAAATAATCAGAAGGTTTAGTTATAGTAGATAAATTCATTAAGGCTAGTTCATTTCTTTGAACCATCTCTACAGCTCTATCGTCTTTGTATAAAACAGTACCTAGTTTGTAAAAATCTTGAGGAAACAAAACAATTCTTAAAGTTTGACCAGCGGCTAAAGAACCACCAGTTAGCTCAAGAGCACCACCTGTTATATTATAATTTGCAAATGGCAGTCCAGGTGTACCAGTAGGAGATTCTAGGGTAACTTGAACTATGCTTTGTTCTACCTGAGCTTGTGTTATAGTTGTAAGGGGATATGACGTTGAATTTAGAACAGTTGCAAAGGTTTGAGAGCCGCTTGCAGCTCCAGATGTCGGAGCATTAAAGTAGCCAGGGTTTGTTCCCGCTGGAGCTACATAAGTACAAGATCCTATTGTTTTGAAGGCATCTAGTTTTTGTTCTACGTTTTTATAACGATTTCCATATTCGTTATCATTTTGAGGGACACGCATTTGTTGATTTATAGTCTGAAAATAAGTGTCAATAATCTCTAATTGAACTTGAGTTGCTATTCTATTAAACTCATTTGGAGTTAAATAACCTCTTTGTTCTTTGTTTATTATCAACAAGACTGTTTTATAAACTTGATCTACGTTTATCGCCATTTTAATATTTTTATTATAATATTGGACCCGAGTAAACGGGCCCTATATTAGTATTACATGTTATTTAAACTTTTTCTCTATAGATTTAAATATTTCAACACCTTCGTCTGTTTTGAAAAACGAAGCCATTGCGGAGTAAGGATTTTCATCAAAAGGAACTGTAACTAGTTTCTTTCCATTTGTAGCCCAAGTAAAGAATCTTTGATCTTGAGATAAATTTATGATATTTGCTTCTACCGCTTTTATAGCAAAGTTTCTAAGCTCAACGTTTTCATCATTTATTAATTCTATAAATAACTCAGGATTACTTCTAGCAAATATAAGTAAATCTCTTTTAAGTTCCTTAGAACTCATCGTAGACACCTTAGATCCTATTTCTACCCTCATTATAGCTTCTGCTATATTTATATCCACATTTCTAGCAGCGTTTAAAGCGTCAACTTGAAGATTCAATAAATCTAGCTCATCGACCGCTACTTCTACGGGGTCAAATTCAAAATAACTTTTATTTCTTAATGGGTGGTATAGTGATAACAGTTTTTGTAAGTTTTGTTTTTCTTTAGTTACAGCTAATACTCCATTTTTAAATATAATATGACCTAATGTTGCTTCACCTTTTTGTTCTTCTACAAACGGAGAATCTTGATTAGTTGCATATCTAATTTCTTTTTGTTTTCCATTTTCTTCGTCAAAATACAATAAAGCATGTTTTCTTGTATGTTTAGAAGGTATAGTAAATGTTAGTGGTTCTAAGTTATTAGATAAAACATATTTTCTATCTTTTATTTCCCACTGATTTTCTTGTTGTTTTTTCATAATATAATATAATTAAATAATTTTAAAAGTAATAATTACCCCCGTAAATACAACGAGGGTAAAAATTACATTAATTTTGGACTATTTTTTATAATCCCTTGAACAATACAAAGTTGTTAGCAGCTTGTGTCACTAAACATCTTTCAGACAGGAAGTTAACTTCCATAGCATCTAGATCAGAAGTGAATGCACCACCAGCAGAACCAGTTAACCAAGACTTCATACGTCTGTCATCTCCTTGAGAAGCTCTATAACGCACGTGTAAGAATGGTCTTCTAATATTTGTACCTAAAATTTGATCGTAAACTGTAGAAGTTCCAGCAGGAATTAATACACCTTCAATTGAAGAAGGGCCAGAAATAGCGCCTCTTGTAGAAGCGTCATTTAGGTATTTCCAATCTGTTTTGTAGAAATCATAAGATCCTCTACGGAAACCGCTAAAGCCTAAGTTTAAAGCCATTTCTTCAGAATTCTCAAACAACCCAAAAGCAGTACCTCCAGCGTATCCACCAGAAATAGAAGCTAACATATCATCAAAATCCAAAGCAGTTTGTCTCTGTAAGAATAACATGTTTTCTTCAATAGCTCCTTGAGTATCTAAGTTCTTAAGTATTGCATCAAAAGCATCAATTCCAGCAGCAGCTGTAAATCCAGTCTGTACATTACCTCTATCTTGAATAGCCGCAAAAAGACCTTGTGTACCTTTTTGAGCAGCAGCTAATGCAGCAGAGTTTGCAGCAGCAAGTTCACCTTCAACCATTGACATTTCTAAGTAATCTTCAAAACGTAAACGAGTTTCAGATTCAGCTTTTAAATACCATAAGTATCCAGATGTACCGTCTTCAGTTGCAACTTCTACCCAACCGATTTGAGCCATATCAGAACCATTTACAACGTATTTGTTTCTAATTATGATTGGTGAGTTTGAAAATTGTGTAAATTGAGGTTCAACACTTACATATCCCGCAGGAGTAGCAGCGCTAAAATTAGGAGTTGAAGATCCTTTAGCATATTCAGAACCGTATACAAATACTTTTACAGCACCTACTAATCCAGCTCCTGCTAAGTTAGCAGCTGTGTAAGGTTGTACTGTAATAGTTGCACCAGCACCAGCGCCTGGAACAGAAGCAGAAACATAACATTTTGCTTCAGCACCAAAGTTATCCATAATTACAACAGTAGCACCTACTGAAATAACATTTTGAATATCTGCATTAGCAGCAGGATTAACCACTACAACACCTGTAGCAGATGTAAATGTACAGCCATCATAAGCGATGTGTAATCTATTTTGTTCAGACCAAATTACTTGATCAGAAGTCATTGGCATTTCTGCCCCTACCATACGTAAAAAACCAGATAACGTTCTGTTTCCATAACGCTCTACTTCTTGTTCGTATACTTCAGGTAAGTATTGTTGCGCGAAATCTACAAAGTCATTTGGAATACCTGCAGCACCACCATTATTAGTCCACTGTAGATAATTATTTGCTAAGATTTCTTGCGCTTGTGAAGGAACTAATCCTCCAAATTGCGGATTTAAAGCCATAATTTTTATTTTTTTTAGTTAAATTTTTTAGTTTTTATTCTTAATTTTGAAGAATCAGCACCACTTATAGACTTAACTTTTAATCCATTAACAAAAACACTACCAGTATTACCTTCTTTTCTAGGCTCAGTGGTTATGTTTTTTGACTTAGCAACAACGTCTTTAACAGCGTCAGCTTTGCCTTGTTCATAAAAGTGTTTGGCTATTGTATCTGCGTTTCTAGCAGCATAAATGGCTTTGTGGTATCCACTAGGATCTGATAGTTCATTTTTTTCATTTAAGAACGTCTTAACGAAATTGTTAATGTCTAACTGTTTTTCCATAACATCGCTTTTGTCTTTTACATTGTATCTGAAGTTTTTATCTCCTAAATTAAAATCGAAACCTTCGAATTTATCATTAAAAGTATCTTCAGTAACTTTCTTAAAAACTTCGCGTTGTTTAGATGCCACTTTTTGATCTTCATTATATCTATTAAAAAAGTCAATTGCTTTTTGTTGATCTTTATCTACGTTTGATTTCAACTTGATTTCATCGTAATATTTAGATTTAAGACCTTCTAAATAGCTTTTAGCTTTTCCAATTTCTTCTTTGTACGCTAGTTTTTTCTTTCTAACGTCTCTTTCTTCGTCTACCTCTTCATCATAGTTAAAATTATCTTCTAATAAAAAGTTAACTTCATCATATTCTAAATGTGGACGTGTATTTTTGTAGTATTCTCTAAGTAAAGTGTTATCATCAACATCTTCGTAATTAGCACTCAACCTTACATAATCTTCTATAGTAGAACCTGGTATTTCTTCCATAAAAGAAACTAATTTTTCAATATTTTCTGGTAGTTTTCTACCTAAAACTTCTTCGTCTCTTATAGCTTCTTTTACTTCTTTTTCAATTTCTTTTACTTTTTCTTCTGCTACTGGTATTTCTTTAATAACATTCTCAGCGGGTTTTTCGTCTCCTTGTCCCACTGTTTGCAATTCCACCTTGGATCCTTCTTCGCGTAACACGCTGCTCTCTGTTTCTTGTTTTTGAACGGCATCTGTTTCTTGTTTTTTTGTTAAATCAACTTTTATAGGTTCTTCTTTTTTAACAGCAGCTAGATCCATTTTTAATGTTGCTTCTGGCGTTGTTAATTTTTTAGGCGTTTTTTTCTTAGATTTTATTTTAAAATCTCCTTCCTGCTTTACAGGTTCATTTGTTTTTGTTTCTTTTGACATAATATAATATAATTAAAAAATTGATAATTGTTTTATCTAGGATCAAATTGCTCTAATCCAAAACCTCCTAAATTGTCAAATCCAGCGGATTCAAAGTCTTGAGGCAATGTGTTGTTTTGTCTTTGATTTATTAATTGAGATTCTTGAGTACCTTGCATTTTTATTCTATTATCTTTTCTGTTCTCAATTTCTCCTTCTTTTTTTGTTTCTGCACTAGATTTTATTTGCGCTAGCTGCATATTGTATTGAAACTCTTCCGCCATTAAAACTTTTTTGAGTTCGGCCTCTTGCAACATTTTTTTAATTTCAAGTTGCATTTTAGATGTTTCTATTTGTATTTCAGTTTCAGCTAAAGCTTGTTGTTTCTGCATTTCAGCTTCAATTGCCTGTTGAGCAGCTTGAGAATTTGCTTGAGCTTGAGCTTGAATATTAGCCATTTGATTAGCTTGATCTTGTTTTGCTTTTTCTTTTCTTTTCTGTTTTAAAAGAGCATTTGCTAATTTTATGTTTTTAACCTGTCGAATATCTATGGCATCATCTAAATCTATTCCGCCACTTTGTAAAGCTATTTGTATGTTTTGCTCTAATTGAGCTTTAGCTTCTTCATCTGGTTCTAGTTCTAAAAATATTCCAAAATCTTGCAAGTTTCTATCTTGTAATTCTTCTAATGTTCCAGTGTTATAAGAAGATATAGAATCTATTAAAGCAGCTCTAGTTAGTGGATAACTTAATGCGTCAGCTATCCTTAAAGCTATATTTTCACATGTTCTTAAAGTTAAAAACAAACCACCTTGCATAACGTGTCTTAACGCTGTATTTGAATTTGCCGCTGCAAGCTTCTGCAAACCAACTAAAGCATCCTTATCTGGAGTGCTAGCGTCTGTGGCTTCATTTAGGCCAGTCACATCTCTTATCATTTGCAAATAATATTGATATGTCTGTATTAGACTTGCTATTTTTTGACCTCCTGAAGATGTTTGTAATTCTTGAATTGGAACTTTGGCTCTATTTAGATCACCATCCTGAGTCATAGATCTACCTACTATAGAACCTGTTTGAAAATACATGTTCAATGCCTCTTGAGCATTGTAGTTTGTTCCATTTCCTAAATCTACTTCAGCTAAACCGTCTACATCTACAAAAACGCCATCTGGAACCATTCTTGATAAAACTTGTTGGAGCTTTAAATGTGTTAATTGAATCATGTCAGCAAAACCTGTTATTCTACTAACTGTAGACTCTATCATACCTTTGTATATTCTAGGAGCACATATAGAATAATTCATGTTAACTTTAGTAACATTAGAATTAGGTCTAGTCATATTTTCTGACAATCTCCAATCCAACATCATTTCATGACCTAATATTTTAGCACCAGTGTATAAAACTTCTATACTTCTACCTACTCTTTCAAAATTATCATTTGGTTGCGGATTAAAAGTATCTGGTTTTTCTAGAGCTTTTTCTAATCCTTGGTCTGTTTGTTTTATTTTAAAAACTTGATTGCTATAAGTTTTATATTCAAAGTACAATACTTGAACTTGATTATAAGAATCTTGTTGAGCATAGAAATTTCTAGTATAATTAGCATCACCAGGAAATTTTTCTATTTTCTTTAATTCTTCATCTGATAAACCAGGAAATTGCTTTTTTAATTCTACTAGACTTATAGATTTAACTTCTCCAGCATAATATATATCATCAAAATTAGGATCTTCAGTGTAAGAGTAAACTAAATTAGCAGGATCTACATAGTTTATAGTAACACCATTAGCTAAATTAAAATCAGTTTTAACAGCGCTTATACCTATTATAGTTAAATCTTGTATTAACCTTTTTTTAATTAAATCATATTTATTAAAAGCTAAAACATTTTCTATTGCTTCTTCTTCAGCTATTTCTATAGATTGTTTGTAACTAAGTTGCATGTGCAAATCTAACTCTTGCTGAGATTCAGGTATATTGTTAGGGTCGTTTGTATTAAAGAAATTCATACCAGTTGCCTCATTTGTTGCTTGTATCATTTCCTTAGCATACATATCTCTCATTATAGCATCAGCATACTTTGTTCTTTGTTTTAAAGATTCAGGATCTTGTGCAAATGCTTTAATGTCAAATATTTTTTGAGACATTCCATTTACAATTATATCCACAAACTTAGGAACAATAGGAACTGGCTTCCAGTCTAAATTTAAATAAGATAAATCTCCATTTACAGCTAATTCATCTTTATATTTTTGTACAGGTTGTTCTCCTCTAGCATAAAGTCTTAATCTATGAAAATTCAACCAACTATTCTGATATCTATTGCCTAAACCACCTCTATCTCCAGAGAACCATTCTCCTTCAATAGCTCGTCCCACGGCATAACCGTAATCATAACTTTGCTTTTCTTCATCAGATACTACTTGACTAGGAAACGAACCTACGTAATTGCTATAAATCATTTATTTATTATTTTTGAACTAAATCCTTTATTATCATACTTTTTAAACCCTAAAGGTTTTTGTTCTAATTTTCTTTTAAAAACTGGAGTATATAAATTTTTATTACAAGCCATAAGAGCTAATCCTGAACTAATAGAAGCATCATGTTTTGTTCTGTTATTAATATCAAAAGTTGCCCAGTCTTCCAGTGTTCTTTGAAAATAAACATCACCGTATTTTTCCCCTAAATTACCCACATTGTTTTCTATATAAGTTTCTATAGCGGCCGCGTGAGCTTGCTTTATGTCTTGACTAGAATTAGGTATTCCACCTATTTCTCTTTCTGTTATTGAAAGTTTAATATAAACCTTATCAGGTCTATTCATACTGTATCCTCTATAACCTCTTCTTTTAAAGTGATATAGTAATCTTGGCTTATTATTTTCTGCTAATAATGGCATACCGTAAAATACACACGCCATTAGTACATCTTCAAAAAATATTTCAGCTGTTTGAGGTCTTGCTATATATTCTAAAAAAAACAAACTATTAGGCACGTCTTCCATTGAAAACTTAGTTAATCCGTGAAGTGATCCGTTAGAACCTCTAGAATCAACAGTACCTGATATATCGTAAGGATCACAACCAAATGCACCACAGTGTTCATTTCCAGGATATTTAATTCCATTTTTAATAATAATTCTATTTTGTAAATCAAATGGTGGAACCCAAGTTATATTAAATCTACCATTTTTATTTGGAACGAATAACACGCTAGTGTCTTTTATACCATTCTGCCATTGAAAAGAGCCTTTTGTTACTAAAGTTTCACTTCTAGCATCTTGATTGTAATCAATTTGCTCATATATTTTTGTTAAATTAAATAAAGACTGTTTAGCTTCATCTCTAAAAGCGTGTTGCTCTGTTCTTGGAAACTGACGATAAAATTCATTTAAACCGTCTTGATCTTTCTTTAATCCATCAACTTCATTTTGCCAATACTCTATTACGCCTATCTTTATTTTATTTCCGTGAGGACCGTAAGTTTCTTTTTCTGGAGTTTCAAACACAGGTATTCCATAAGAATCAATGTATCCTTCGTAGTTCCATTCCATAGGTACGAACAGAGAATATAGTCCTGAGCGAGTCTCTCCATTGGCGTTTCTTTCTTCAACGTTTGAATCATAGTATAGTTTTTTAAAATTACTACCACCCTTGTCTAAGGCATTTGAAGTAGAACCCATCATACATTTACCTATAATTCTTCCACCTAGTCTTAATGTTGTTTTTGTAACTCTCCAGTTATTAAGTATATTATTAGGTTTTTCCCATTTACCACTTTCATCGTGAACTAATAATTTTAGCTTTTCACCATCATAAGAGTTATCACCTGTATTTTTCCAATCAATTGTTGTGTCAAGACCTGTTATTTCTTCAACTGTTTCATTTGTATCAAGTTTTCTTCTTGTAAATTTAGACGCTGGAACTCTATAAGCAAGCTCGGTCTTTGGTCTATCCATTCCGTCTTGTATTGGTTTGAAAAAGAACGGGTAGTTAACTGATATCGGTACAACTTTATCCGTGAACATTTTTTTAGCATCGGGGCCAGATTTAGACAATATGCCAAACCGTGAGTCTGAGGATATTGTTGCCATATTGACCGATTCAGCTGAGGACATGAAAGAAAATCCTGATCTACGGTTTTTAAGATAACACATTCCATAACATCTTTCGTCTGCTTTGCAAGCTTCCCAGAATATATAGAATAATCTGTTTGATTCCCTAAAATCTGGCTGCCCAACATCAATTTTGGACCATTGCAGGTACATGTAATGAGTGCCAGTGATATAAGTAGCAATACCCTTGTTATAATACCAAAAACCTTTTTCTCTTCTTTCAAATTCTATATCTATGTAGTTATACCATTTTTCTTTAAAATCAACTGGATATTGTTTCCAATCAAATACTGATTTTATTTTTTTTAATTCTTTTGGATATTCAGTGTATTCCCATTTATCAGTTTTAAAGCTATGTATTTCCTTTGATTCAGGTAGAGCTATTTTTAAGTTTTGTATTTCGTATATTTCACCTATTGTTCCATCTTTGCTAATAACAACGATATCGTGCTCCTCATTGTACCCATATTCCCATTTATTATACCTATTTAGTCTTTTAATAACTTTGGGTTTTACATGGTCTTTTAAGACTTTATATAATAATTGATTATACATTAACTTGATCTTCCTTCAGCAAAACCTTTAAAAGTTCTTTCTTCTTTTACTTTTTTAGGTTTTTCATTTAACAAACTTTCTTCGTCCTCAATACGACTAAGTATTTCAAAAGCATCAAATATAGCCAGCTTTTTAGTAGCTGCCGCGTTTTTAAGTCTGTCGGCTGTAATGTCATCTCCTGAATCAACAATAGCTTCTTTAGCCACTTTTATTAATTCTTCAACTGCTATTTGCCCAGCTTGGATTATATTCTTCTTCGTTTCCTTGGTATTCATATTTAATTACAATATCATTAGATTTCATACAATAAAGTCGTTTGTCTTCTACAATAAACTCCCATTCTCCATTAGGCGTATAACCAACAAGGTCTCCAGGGTTTATTTTAAGCGCTTCTAAGGACTTATTACCGTATTTTAATATACCTATAAGGTTTTGTTCTTTATCAACCGTTAGATTGTCATTGCTTTTTATAGGTGACACAAAACATCTATCGTTTATAGTTTGCCAATCTTTATTGTTTTTGTATAAATATATTTGATCAGCGGCACAAAAGTAATAATCATTATTAAAGTAAGATCTACTTTTTTTCTTTTTACCTTTAATGTCGTAAAAAGTTCTAAATACATTTTGATGTATAATAATTAAGTCACCTTTATTTATTGGTGTTGAAAAAGCAATTGGTGTCTCTACAACTATGGCTAGTCTATTTACAAACTTCCAGTTTTCAATTTTTGTATTTACAATTAATTGTTTACCTTCAATATCTACTAAATTGTTGTATTTATCTCCTATTGGTTTTACAATAAAGTCATATAAACTTTTCATTAATATTGCAAGTCGTACTCAACTGATATTGCCATGTTAGAATTAAATTTCTTCCACGGTAAAACCTCGTCTTGTTTTTTAATATGAATATTGTAAGAATTATCTTTTTCATCTAAGATTATGTGTGATATTTCATGACCACCATAAACTTGTTGCCCTACAGCGTAGTGCATTGCATCGTTTTTATAATCTGACCCAATGCTAATTTTTCTTATATTACTTGACATCTTTTTTATCTATCTTAGTAATAGTACCGTTTTTTAAATCTATATTAACGGGTCCGTATTTTTCTTCTAAATCAGATTTTGTTTTTTGAATATCATCACTAGTATTTTTAACTTGTTGATGTATGTTCATTTTTTGCACATCTAAAACACCTAAACCTCTTAATAGTTCGTTTAGTTTTTGTTGCTGTGTATTAACTAATTCTAATTCTTCTTTTGTTATTTTTTTAGCTTTTGCCATAATTTAATTTAATTTAATT